AAGTTCAGCGATAGCTTCGGTTGTTAACGAAATTAGATAAAGCGTATCGCTTGCAGCCGTCGCTGAAATATAGCCATGTTTTCTAAGTTCAAAACAAGTATCTAGTACATCTTCTTCAGACCATTCATTCATAATGTTTTCTTTGATGAATTGAATATCTTCGAAATTGCGAGACTCTTCTTTAGAAATTTTATCTTTACGTCTCTCGTTGTATTTGACATACATTGAACTTAAAAGAAACTTGGCATCTTTTGTTAATTTATCCATATAATCACCTCCTTTCTGCTCACATTATAGCAGATTAGAGGTACTAAAAACAGATAGAAAGGGGGTGGGGAATTATGAAAATGACACTAGAGATGGCAAGAGCCAAAGTGTCAATGACGCAAGAAGAAATAGCTAGAAAAATCGGTGTAGATAGGAATACATATGCTAGCTACGAGAATTATAAAACTCCAATGCGTATCGATAAAGCTATTAATTTTTGTAAAGTTGTTAACGTATCAATTGATGATATTATTTTTTTAAAACAAAACTACACTTCAAGTGTATAACACTAGAAAGGAAATTATTGAATCAACTAATAGACATCAACCTAAACGAAAATCAAGAACCAGTTGTCAGTGGTCGTCAGTTACATAAAGCACTCGAGATCAAAACAGCTTATAAAGATTGGTTTCCAAGAATGGCTGAATATGGTTTTGAAGAAGGTCAGGACTTTAGCTCATTTTTGAGCAAAAGTACAGGAGGTCGTCCTAGTCAAGACCATGTCCTCAAACTAGACATGGCAAAAGAGATTGCTATGTTACAACGTAACGAAAAAATCTAAGCAAGTCCGCAAGTACTTTATCCAAGTTGAGAAGGATTTCAACAGCCCAGAGAAAATCATGGCAAGAGCCTTGCTGATGGCAGATAAGAAAATTACTAATCTGACAATTGAAAATAATCAATTGCAGCTAGATTTAAAAGAAGCGCAAAAGCAAGCGAGGTACTTAGATTTAATTATTGAGAGCAAGGGAGCTTTGCGAGTAACACAGATTGCTGCTGATTATGGTATGTCTGCCAATAAATTCAATAAAACACTATTAGAATTTGGTGTGCAGCACAAAGTGAATGGACAATGGATTCTCTATAAACGACATATGGGCAAAGGTTACACAGACAGTCACACATTTGACTATCAAGACAAAAACGGCCATACAAGAGCCAATGTGACGACGACGTGGACACAAAAGGGGCGTCTATTCCTGTACGAGTTGCTGAAAGACAACAATATTTTGCCACTAATCGAACAAGATGACATTGCTTAATCAAAAAAAGCCACTGCGGGGACAGTGACTTACGAAAATAACTACTTAGATTATAACACAAAAGAAGAGGAGATGCGCATGGCGATTGAAATTTTTGGTCCAGATTTTAGAAAAGAATTACTTGAAGATTTAATTGCTTTAAACAGAGAAGCGCTAAAAATAGCCCAGACAAAAAACTCTAAGTCTATTGAGTGGGTGACGATGAAACAACTTGAAAAAAGAAACTGGCTGGGGACGCACTAAATTGAGTGAGTGGAGAGATGAAGGCAATTTTAGTTTTAAACGTTCTTCTCTCAACGGGAAAGTGCTATATGACCTGGCGGATGTCAATAGATTTCTACGAACAAGTGGATTGAGAAAAGGAGTATGATATGGAAAATCCAATTACAGGCGTAGTAGTCTTATTATTTATTGCTTTAATTGCGTACATCGGAAACCGCAATAGTAATCAAAAAACAATTACAAAAACAGTTGACACAATCTTAGATGATTATCAAGTTGTACGTAAGGTTGAGAGACCAAAACGCACGGATTTTATAGAGTTACCCACTCCAGGATCGTGTGGGAAAGTCTGGGGCAAGGATAGACCTTTTTAAGGAGTATTGAATGGCAGATAACAAAAAGTATTACTATCTTAAATTAAAAGAAAATTTTTTGAAAGCGATGAAGCAATTATATTGGAAAGCATGCCTGGATGGGCTTATATTTATAGGCAATATTTTTGCTCAAGCTATATTTTAAGAAGTTTAAAAAATGATGGCTTATTAATGAATAAAAAGCATTAATAAGCCATCATTTTTTAAACTTCTTAAATATAGCTTGAGCAAAATATTGCTATAAATATAGCCATCAGGCATGCTTTCCAATATAATTGCTTCATCGCTTTCAAAAAAATTTTCTTTTAATTTAAGATAGTAATACTTTTTGTTATCTGCCATTCAATACTCCTTAAAAAGGTCTATCCTTGCCCCAGACTTTCCCACACGATCCTGGAGTGGGTAACTCTATAAAATCCGTGCGTTTTGGTCTCTCAACCTTACGTACAACTTGATAATCATCTAAGATTGTGTCAACTGTTTTTGTAATTGTTTTTTGATTACTATTGCGGTTTCCGATGTACGCAATTAAAGCAATAAATAATAAGACTACTACGCCTGTAATTGGATTTTCCATATCATACTCCTTTTCTCAATCCACTTGTTCGTAGAAATCTATTGACATCCGCCAGGTCATATAGCACTTTCCCGTTGAGAGAAGAACGTTTAAAACTAAAATTGCCTTCATCTCTCCACTCACTCAATTTAGTGCGTCCCCAGCCAGTTTCTTTTTCAAGTTGTTTCATCGTCACCCACTCAATAGACTTAGAGTTTTTTGTCTGGGCTATTTTTAGCGCTTCTCTGTTTAAAGCAATTAAATCTTCAAGTAATTCTTTTCTAAAATCTGGACCAAAAATTTCAATCGCCATGCGCATCTCCTCTTCTTTTGTGTTATAATCTAAGTAGTTATTTTTCGTAAGTCACTGTCCCCGCAGTGGCTTTTTTTGATTAAGCAATGTCATCTTGTTCGATTAGTGGCAAAATATTGTTGTCTTTCAGCAACTCGTACAGGAATAGACGCCCCTTTTGTGTCCACGTCGTCGTCACATTGGCTCTTGTATGGCCGTTTTTGTCTTGATAGTCAAATGTGTGACTGTCTGTGTAACCTTTGCCCATATGTCGTTTATAGAGAATCCATTGTCCATTCACTTTGTGCTGCACACCAAATTCTAATAGTGTTTTATTGAATTTATTGGCAGACATACCATAATCAGCAGCAATCTGTGTTACTCGCAAAGCTCCCTTGCTCTCAATAATTAAATCTAAGTACCTCGCTTGCTTTTGCGCTTCTTTTAAATCTAGCTGCAATTGATTATTTTCAATTGTCAGATTAGTAATTTTCTTATCTGCCATCAGCAAGGCTCTTGCCATGATTTTCTCTGGGCTGTTGAAATCCTTCTCAACTTGGATAAAGTACTTGCGGACTTGCTTAGATTTTTCGTTACGTTGTAACATAGCAATCTCTTTTGCCATGTCTAGTTTGAGGACATGGTCTTGACTAGGACGACCTCCTGTACTTTTGCTCAAAAATGAGCTAAAGTCCTGACCTTCTTCAAAACCATATTCAGCCATTCTTGGAAACCAATCTTTATAAGCTGTTTTGATCTCGAGTGCTTTATGTAACTGACGACCACTGACAACTGGTTCTTGATTTTCGTTTAGGTTGATGTCTATTAGTTGATTCATAATTTCCTTTCTAGTGTTATACACTTGAAGTGTAGTTTTGTTTTAAAAAAATAATATCATCAATTGATACGTTAACAACTTTACAAAAATTAATAGCTTTATCGATACGCATTGGAGTTTTATAATTCTCGTAGCTAGCATATGTATTCCTATCTACACCGATTTTTCTAGCTATTTCTTCTTGCGTCATTGACACTTTGGCTCTTGCCATCTCTAGTGTCATTTTCATAATTCCCCACCCCCTTTCTATCTGTTTTTAGTACCTCTAATCTGCTATAATGTGAGCAGAAAGGAGGTGATTATATGGATAAATTAACAAAAGATGCCAAGTTTCTTTTAAGTTCAATGTATGTCAAATACAACGAGAGACGTAAAGATAAAATTTCTAAAGAAGAGTCTCGCAATTTCGAAGATATTCAATTCATCAAAGAAAACATTATGAATGAATGGTCTGAAGAAGATGTACTAGATACTTGTTTTGAACTTAGAAAACATGGCTATATTTCAGCGACGGCTGCAAGCGATACGCTTTATCTAATTTCGTTAACAACCGAAGCTATCGCTGAACTTGAAAAACAAGACCAAGCCAAGACTTTATCTGGCAGGATAGAATATTGGCTTGAGTTTGCTAAGAAAATAAAGGATGCTATCCCTTTTGCTTAGAAGCTTTTTCGGACAACGCTTTATCTTTTAAGTGTTTGAGTCCAAATGGATCTGATTGAATATCTAATATTATTTTTTCCATTTGTTCCATGTTTTGTTTCATTTCTTCTCTGTAAGAATTTTGAGCTTTGAATTCAGTCGCAATGGATTCAAGGCTTTTTGCTATACTTGACAAAATTTCTTTCATAATTCCCCACCTCCTTTCTAATTTGGAATTATCTAAAACAACATAGCTTTAAAATTTTCTGTGGTATAATTTAAATAAAAATTGTGAGGTTGAAATGAATTTTTTTAATTTTTTATTGTGTGTTTTTAAGTTTACAAGTGAATATCTAATAAAAAATTGGATAGCTTTAATAGCTCTGTTTCTATCTTATTCAAACTACCGAAGAAATAACTTACAAGTCGAGTTAATTGCTGCTCCTGTTTCAGATTGGATTTTGAGCGTTATTTTAGACAACGGTGAAAGCATATATAATCCAAATGGTACATTAAGAGCTAACATTAAAATCATCAATCCTTCTAATGTTGATGTAAGCTACTTCGACTTGATTGTTTTTGATAAAAACAGAAAATATCAGCATTATTACCAAAAGCAAAATAATATAATTAACGATTTAACAGGTAGAGAGGCTATAGCCGCAGTACAGCCTGATGGCAATACAATCCTTATCGAGGTTCCAGAGGCAGATTGTGGAGTATTAAAAGCCCACAGTATGACAAGGATGGATTTAATCATACAAACATCTGAAATCACAGATAGACTCTTTGTTGCTTTTAAAGTAGCTAAAAAGAAAAAACTATTTAAAGCTAATAAAGCAGGATATGTTAATTCACCTTATCAATCATTTTCTGCGTCATTCCCTGTGGAATTATCAAAAAAACCGCACTACGAGGATATCCTAAAAGATTTGCATGAGTGAGAGCAGATTTTCTTGTGTGAAATATCTTAGAAGAACCTAGTACACCGTATTTAATTTTTTCCATATCTTCCTTTCCACTCCCACTTGGGAGTTTTTATTTTGTAATAAACCAAGCGATCAACCAAGTGATACCACCTAGCACTAACAGTGCTGGCAATAAGCCACCTTCAAATTCAACGCTTGTTTTTTCCTTGCCATCACGACTAGTAAACGTGTGTTCTAAGTCGCCAAACATTAGTTTTTTTCCAATTCATGCAACCTCTCCTTTCATTCTTGCGGAGATACAGCCAATGTGCTAAACTAAACTTACCCCGTTAGGGGAGAGGGCT